CCTATGACATCTCGGCAACCGACATCGGTATGACCGGCTACCACCATCGTCAGCACTGGTGGGATGACCCGCTCGTTGCCAATAAGATCCGCGAGGGACGTGACGCCTACCTGCGCGCTGCGCACACGGCCGTCAACGCCTCCTACAACGCCCTCCTGACCAACGGCCTCATGGCCCTGACCCTCACCCGCTACCTCGATGATGACATCGCTGGCCGACACTTCCGCGAGGAAGGCGTTGCTACATGGTCCGGCATGGAGTGCCCTCACATGGCGCTCTTCGACAAGGTAGAGTTCGGTAAGGGCATCTGGCACGTCTTCTTCTATCAGACCGAAGACGAACTCACGGGCGAACCTACTCATCCAGTTCTCTGGACGAAGCAGGCGATCAAAGAAGCCAAGGCACGCGACCCCGAAGACTTCTCCTGCCAGCAGCAGAACAACCCCGGCTCTGGCGAGCGAGCACCTCTCGTGGAGTCGCAGCTTCCATTCCTCTACATGACGTACGCTGACTTCCACTGGGAGCGGCAGATCGAGTGGGCAACCATCCACATCGACACCGCCTTCAAGAAGAAGGAGAACGTCCGTACGGGTGATGATTCCGCGATCGTCGTCTGGCTGAAGGACGCCACACAAACAGGCATCCTCTACCTCGACACTGACCTCGTTCGTGCCTCAAACGAATGGCGTGAAGAGGACTTCAACAAGGAACTCATCAAGGTCTGCCTCAATCTTCGCCGTCGAGGCATCTTCATCCGCGCGATCACCGACGAAACAGAACCGGGAGGCAAGGCGGGCTCTTACAAGAACCGTCTTCTCGGCATTCTTCGTTCCGCTGGCTTCGTCATGGGTGATGAGCAGTTCATCCAGCTTAACCGAACAACCAACAAGCGTGCTCGCATCCGTACGGCGACAGGCCACTGGGCTGAAGGCTACGTTCGCATCCTACTTCACAAGTCGGGTGACACATGGCTGGTCAATCCGACCGTCCGCAAGCTCTTCTCCCAGATCCTTCGTATCGACGTTGTGTCGCACGATGACCTTGCTGATGCTGCCACTGACGGGTTCATCCCCGCACTCTGGTCACCACCCACGGCAAATCCGGGCATCCCCTCCGAGGGGACTGTCCCTATGCGTCCATGGGACCATGACCTGAAAGACATCGGCAAACCCCCGACCGAAGAAGAACTCCGTCTCCTTGCCCTCGCTCGCCGTGAGCTTGAATCCGCTGGCTACATGTCTCCCGGACCCGGTTGGGATGATGACATTCTTCCCCGCGACCCCGTATGAGGAACCATGGCCGTCCCAACTCCAGTAGCTACCCAGCTTGCCGCGCTCAATGCCGCTGTCAATCGACTGATCGCTGATCGTGACCGCATCAACGACCTGTTCGAGGACGGTCTTGGGGCCTCTACGTGGTCACTGCTCTCTGCTCCGAATCAGACGCTCGTGAAGAACGCGCTGATCACAGACATGCAGGCCGCAAGCACTCAGATCGATACCGTCATCGCCGCTCTCCAGACCCTTTAGGAAAGGAGTCAGCATGAAGCTGACCATCGAACTCGACAACGGGAAAACTGAGGTCTTTCAGAACGTCACTGACCTCTACATCGCAATCAAGCAGACCTCCCGTGTCTCTGTCGAAAACGAACTGGTGAACTACATCAGTTCAACCGCCTCCTACTCTTGGGGTTCAGACGTGCGCGAACTCGTCAAGGAGATCACGCAGTCACAGATCGAACTGCAAGATCACCTAAGGGACATGCGCAATGGCGATTCCAGCTAACATCTGCATCGCATGGCCCTCGACAGCGGCCTCCATCCCAGCAGGGTGGACGCGCGAGACGGCTCTTGATGCTCGCTACATCTTGGGTGCCGCTGCGGGGGCCGATACTGATCTATCGACCGACCGAGGGAACACGACGCATACTCATACGTCGCCGTCCCACACACCAACACAGAACTCGCACGTACACAACTTCTACGCCGCAGGCGGGGATGCCAGTACGACGATTTTTTCTGGTACTGTTGGCGGTACAGCATCTGACGCAGCACACGGTCACAACAACAAGAACTCGAACGCAACGACAGGTACGAACAACGGTGTCGCAATCACCGTTAACGCGACCTCGAACGATCTTGCGTATCTAGAAGTCATCTGGCTGAAGAGCGACGGTTCGCCCCTGAAGTTTCCCTCGGGCTGTGTCGCATTCTTCGCTTCAGATGCCCTCCCTACGAACTGGTCGCGTATCAATGGCGATAAGTATCTGAAGGGAGCAGCGGCGGCTAGCGACGGTGGTGGAACGGGTGGATCGAACACCCATGCGCACACCTCTCCCGCCCATACCCACACACAGAACTTCCATACCCACGCGGCGATTGCTTCGGCTACGGGTAACCTTGGAACTCCTGATGGTGCGGGCATTGATGTCACCTCGACCACAGGCCATACGCATCAGGTCGGTGGACAGGCGACTACGCCTACAAACCAGTCCGTCACGACGACGATCAACTCGGGATCGCACGAACCTCCGTTCACGAAACTCAATGTCATCCAGTCCTCGGCTGACTCCCTCCCGGATCAGATCATCGCGCTCTGGCTCGACACGAACGCGAGCATTCCGACAGACTGGGCGCGCTACACGGCCATGGACTCCCGTTGGCTTAAGGGAGCCGCCGCAGATGGCGAATCCACAGTCACGACAGGTGGTTCTGCGACACACAGCCACACTGCCTCTGACTGTCAGCCGATCCAGAACCCACACACTCACCTTGCAACTGACGGTGGTGCTGTTGGCACGACAAGTTCTGCTCCCGGTTTCTCAGCCTTCTATGCTACTCCGGGGCACACGCACGCATGGACAATCGACAACGCCACGGCAACGAACAATGCGGTCGGCGTCACGATCAATGCCTGCTCTTCTGGTGACGCTTATCCGAAGCATCGAACTGTCATCTACGTGCAGTTCACTGCTCCACCCGCTACGCGCACAGGTGTCTACACCTCGTACGAAGTGGGACTCTTCGACATCGGTGATCCCGAAAACCGCATCCTTTCCGAAGTCGGGAAGAAGATCGCACAGGGCGACCTCCGCTTCGCTCCTAGATAGGACTGATCATGGCTAAGAAGAAGTACTACAAGGTGCACATCACAGGCACCGGCCTCAATGAACGCCTTCTCATCGCAGAGCATGAGATCCTTCCTTTCGAGGCGAGCACGTACCACAAGTTCACCTACCCCAACGGAGTCACCCAGCTAAAGAACGATTTCGGCGTGAGTACAATCACGCTTACGCCGATCTCACTCACGGAAGAGGAAGCACTCGCGCTGATGGAGAAGATGGCGCAGAGCTTCTAGAAAGGCAAGCATGGCGTCACGCATCGTTTTCTTTGACCTCGAAACGCGCAAACTTGCCGAAGACCTTGACAAGGACAAAGACCGTGGATGGGATCTCCTTCGAGAAGGCAAGGGCGGCATCTCCGCTCTCTGCATCTACGACACCGACCAGAAGTGGCTTTACTGCTACGATGATCACACAGTACTTGCAGCAGCAAGGCATCTTGAGTCGGCTGACCTCGTTGTTGGGTTCTACTCCTCGAAGTTCGATGTCCCCGTCATCGAGGGCATCCTCGGTCGTGCACTGCGCATTCGACACCACTACGACATCTACACAGCCATGGCACGTCGCCATGCTGAACGAAATGTCCGAACACATCCCGGCGATCTCAAGCTGGACACACTCTGCCGCCGCAACATAGGCCGAGGCAAGATCGAGCATGGCGGTAACGTCAAGTCTCTGATCTCCGCTGGTCAGTGGGGTCGAGTCTTCAACTACTGCGCCGATGATGTACACCTCACACACGACCTCTTCATGAAGCTCGCCAAAGACGGCGGGCTCATCGACGCGAAGGGCAAGTTCATGTCTCTTGAACTCCCCTCGTGGCTGAAACTGGAGTCGGGAGATCAATCATGATCGAAGCCCTTAAGCGCGCTTCAGACGCCTACGCATACCGTGAGCAGATGATCCAGTATGTCGTGGACTGCATGCGTCTCAGCGAACAGCACTTCAATGGAGTGCGTTCTCGCTGGCCGCGCCTATACGATCTCTGGCGAGGCTCGTGGTCTGGCCGCTTCCATCCGCACAAGAACAACGTCCACATCCCGCTCATCTTCAGCGCGATCTGGGCCGATGCGGCTCGCAAGGCGTCCACCTCACTGAGCACCTACCCCGTTGTCTCATTCGTCGGCTACGGCCCGGATGACGCAGCGACTGCCCGCAAGCGCGAAGCCCTCATCTCCGCGCAGATGAAGGACGACAATCTCTTCCTCAAGCAGGTCGATGTCCTCGTCTCAGCCTCACTCTACGGTGTCGCTATCGTACAGGTCGGCTGGAAGCGTGACAAGCAGATGCGCATCATCGAGATGACTGACCGCATGCCTCTCTCCGGCAAGGTGGTCCGCACCCTCCGTAAGGGTGAAGTCGTCATGTTCGACGGTCCGCAGACTGAAGCTATCGACCTTCTCGACTTCTTCCCGCAGCCGGGCGTTGCTCGCCTGCGTGACATGAAGTGGGTCGTTCGTCGCTACTTCCTCGACCTCGATGACTGCCGCTATCTCGCCAGCGAAGGCGTGTTCGACAAGGCAGAACTCAAGCGTCTCGAACGCGAGGGAGCCATCGGTGCCTCCTCTGGCGAACTTGTCACCTCGGTCCGTCGCTTCCAGACCCGTGTGGGCATGGATGACGAGACAGCGCGCTTCATGGACAAGTACGCACGCCCGATCGAGATCCTTGAACTATGGGGTAGCGTTCCCTCGGAGCTTTCTCCAGACGGAGTGCTCTCGCGTGTCGTGACCGTGGCGAATCGTCGCTACATGTTCCGCAACCGTCCCAACCCATACTGGCACGGGATGCTGCCGTTCGTCTCCTTCTCACCATCGCCTGATCCGCACTACTTCTACGCTGCGGGCAAGGCCGAGACGGTCGAGAAGCTCCAGATCGTCGGCAACCGCTACGTCAATCAGTCGCTGGACGCAGCCGACCTCATGATCGATCCGATGTGGTTCTACGATCGTGGCAGCGGTCTTGTCACTCGTAACCTCTACTCGCGTCCCGGTCGGTTCATCCCAGTCAACGGTAACCCATCGCAGGTCGTCTCGCCGCTCATCCCGAATCTTCAGGGCCTCACTGTCGCGGACAATAAGCTCGCACAGATCCGTGAGTTCCTACAGATGGGAACGGGTATCGTGGATGACGCCGTGCAGGGTCTTCCGGGCTCTGACCGTCAGACGGCTCGTGAGTTCATCGGACGCCGTGAAGCTGCTGGCTCTCGTCTCCTCCTAGAGTCTCGTATCTACGAAGAGATGATGCTGGAACCTCTAGCGAACATGTTCGTTGCCCTCGACAAGCAGTTCCTCGATCTTCCGGTCGAAGTTCTGATCCTTGGCGAAGGCGCGCAGATCGATCCGGTCACCAACATGCCGATCCCTGCGTCACGCGAAGTGCTCGACGGCTACGACATGGCGGCAAACTACGCGGCTCGCGCCCTTGGCGCAACCATGGGCCTCTCGAAGGACATGAAGCAGCAGAACCTGATGGCTCTCCTTCAGGCGCTCGCTTCTCCTCTCGGACAGGCGCTCATGGGGCAGATCAACTCGGTGAACTTCTTCCGAGGCATCTTCCGCGAGTTCGACGTGCCGAACATCAACGAGATCTTCCAGCAGAATCCAATGCTCAACTCGATGATGATGCAGGCATCGGGTGGCATGGGCATGGGAGCGATCCCGACTTCTGGACAGATCATGCAGGGTGGACCGGGCATGCTTCCGCCTCAGGCGCTCGCACAGCTACAGGGCACCTCTGGATCTGATGTTCAGTCCCTTCTCTCCCCGCCAGACCTCAACAACACAATCCGCGCAGCCTAAGAAAGGCAACTCCCCATGAATGACTTCCGCGAAGCATTTGATCTGCGGAAACTGTCAGAACATGACATCGGGATGATCGCATACGTTCTCAACTCTCCGGCATACCAAAGGATCTTCGAGCCGTACCTCACCTCAGTGCGTGAGAGCATGGCCCACAAGATGCTCGACCGGAGTGTTGATCGCAAAGCGATGTATCCAGACGACTTTCTGGCTGGCGGCATCGTCGCAATCGATGGTCTTCTAGAGTTCTTCAAGCTCCTCATCGAGGAGACGAACATGGAAACCATCCATCAGGCGCAGTCGGGTGCCTCGGCAGACGTGGAATACCATCGTCGTGCACAGGCAGGACGACTTGTTCCTGTTCTTGGAATGAATCAGGAACCACTTCCTGCGGTGGCTCCATCGCCGGAGGAGGACTTCTGATGTCCAATCCCTACAAACGAAGCGATCCCAAGAAACTCGAACAAGACCGCAAAGAGATTGAACGCTCAATGCGCGAGTTCGAGAATCAGGCTCCCAAGGCCGTACAAAAGAAACCAAGTCTCATCGAGCGCGCAAAGC